TAACTGTTTGTCGTTAGGTACGGCAACCTATACAAAGGCAGTACCGTTGATTTTCGACGTACTGCCGTATATACTCAACACAACTACCTACCAAAAACAACACGCGATACCCGCCGCGAATTACATCAGTACGAATCTACAAAATGGTCGCGCAATACTTCCGATAATCCAAAGTGCCGTCGAAGCCTGCGGCCTTACCTTCCGTTCCGATTTCTTCAATATAAACCCCGTCGGTGACGCGCCTTCTAGTTCGCTGTATGTAAATAATGCGCCATTATATCGCAACATCATAGCCTTTCAAAAATCAGACCTACGCTACCCCAACGCGCAAAACCCCGCCGTGAACGGTTTCACAACGGTGCAGGAAATGCTCGATAACCTCCGCGCCATGATGCGCATTATTTGGTTTATCGATAATTCCGGCAACTTCCGACTAGAACACGAAAGCTTTTACAGCACAACCAACGGTTTCAATATCGTTACAAGCGCAGATTTCATAGAACGCCCGAACCGCGCCTATTCGCGCATAAGCGACGATTACCCGCGCTTCCAGCGCTTTGAATTTGCGGAAGACTTCAATAATCGCGATTTTCAGGGGCAGGATATAAGCTACCCCACCGCCTGCGCCCGCGGTATAGAGCAAAACAACGCCGATGTTACGACCAACTTAGCGCCTATCCTTATAGATCGCAACGTAACGAGCGACGACGGTTTTGTGTGGGTAGCGGCGCAATCGATAGGCGGTGTTCTGCGCATACCAACGCGCCGCGCTATCCTGACACAAGACGAAAATTTGAACGGTATGATGGGATGGGCAGTCCTGCACGACCAATTCCACCAACACGAAAGATACTTTTCGTCATACTTCCGCAACAACGCGACAAGGACAGCGCAGTCCGTCCGGCCTTCAAAAAGACAACGCATAAGCGCCGGCCTATGCCCCGCAACTTACGAGGCGATAAACACGCGCCTATTGATGAATACGCCATTAGGCTGGGGACGCCCGGAGCGCGTAAGTTATGACTACAAAACACAAATAATGACGGCGGAAATTTTGATACCTTAATCCGTCGCCGTATATTGCGCAGAAATACGAAAATATGATACTTGTAAGCGACATTCTTTTAATGCTGGTAATCGCCGCGACGTTCGGCGCATGGGGCTGGCTACTGTCCGCTCGCCTTACCCGCCCCGGACAAATCTTTGAAATGCTTCCGCGCCTTGTGCCGTATGAGCAACGCGCCGCGAATGCGGTGTGGGCTTGTTCTACGTGCGTGGCGGGCTTTCAAAGCACAATCGCCTGCGCCTTCCTTTACTATGCAGATTACCTTTCACTGCTTTTGGTCATTCCGGCTGTTGTCCTGTCTATGGCGATTGCTACAAAGCTCGACAAATGATATTCGGAAATTCAACCAATTACGAAAAAGTCATAAAGACGCAAGTGCTTTGCGTGGATGAAGACAAGGAAAATTTAGGGCTTCCGTCTGCGTACTGGAAAAACTTTGCGTTTTTACTATCGTTCGTCACACACTGCGAAGAAGCGGACGGCGACGACCTAGACCTAGAATCAGGCAGCTACACGCAAATTACATTGCGCGATAAGACCGAACACATTATCAATACTTCCTTTCACGACTTTGTAAGAATCTGGGCGGCGCAATGACCGAAAAAGAAATCCATACAATCCTCGCACAAAATCCGATTGCCGCGCGTATTGCGGCGTCGGATTTTCTTTACAGCCTCGACGTCCGGGACGCATGGAAGGCGAAGCGCATAGTAGACCATGAAACCGGACGCGCCCAAAGGCACTTTACGGCGAACGGCAACAAGTATACAATCTACGAAGCCGACGCGCCCCTGTCCTTGCAGCGCCAAACAAAGTTACGACAACTCGTAGTCCTCGCAGGCTACGACATGACCCTTAGCGACCTTACGCGCCAACTGAACGAAATGCGCAAAAAGATTGACGAATTTGCGAACACGAAAACGGGCATTTTCGACCTTGCGACGCAAGTGCAATCCATGCTTCAAAGTATCGCCAACGCAAAGCGCGACTATAATTTTAGCATTTGGGCGTGTACTACCTTTATCCTGCGCGAAGGCGAATCCCTCACTGAATACGACGAACAACTTGCGGCGCAGAAGGTGGAGGACTGGAACGCCGAAGGAATACATCCGGCGGATTTTTTTTTCTTAGCGCTTCAACAGGAGGCGCAATTGAACGAACTATCCAGCAAATTACTCGCCCGATTGCTTTAGCGCCCACCACCGCCCCCGAAATTCCGGGCATCGTCCGCCCAAAAAACGGTATATTTGTAAGCGTTTCGGACTTGATACAAGAAAGCACCGAGGAAGCGGTAATTTCTGTTGCGAAAACACTAGGACACGCCACCGCGCGCGAACTATGGCAACAGCCCTACCAAAGCTTTTGGCGCGATGTTGTCCGGGCATATCAACTACAACAGCGGCTAAAGGATGAATCAAAATCAAACAATAAACGTCACCATAACGGCTGACGACTCGCACATAAATACCGCGCTTGAAAGGTTGACTGAAAGCGCTGGAAAGCTTCATGATACAGTGGGCGGGGTAGGTAAAACCGGATCGGAAACATTTGAAGGTATGGGCGATGCCGTACGGGACGCCGACCGCGCGACCGCGCAGGCCGTCCGAACGGCGAAGGAGTATCAGGCGCAGATAGAGCGCAACGACAAGGTAATAGAAGAAACGTCTAAAAGCATCAGAGACCAGCGTATAGCGCTTTTACGCCTTCAGCAGCAGTTAGCTAAGACAAAGCAGGGAACGAAGGAATACGAAGCCTTAAAAGCGCAAATAGACACTACTACGGCCTCAATTACCGAACAAACGCGCGCGGTCGAAATATTGCGCCTTGAAAACCAACGCGCGGGCGACGCGATTAACGATTTAGGCGGACGGATGCGCCTAAATTCGCACGAAGCGATAAATTTAGGCTATCAATTTCAGGACTTATTCGTCCAAATCGCATCAGGACAAGGCGTAATTCGCCCGCTACTACAACAACTCCCGCAAATGGCGGGCGCGGTCGGTGGCTTCCGTCCATTGCTTCGCGTATTCGCCCAATCATTCCGCGCAGCAGGTGCAGCGTTATTTTCGTTCACAGGCCTACTCACCGCCGCAACAGTAATAATCTTCGGTTTCATCGCCCTACCTTTCCTCGCTTATTTATCAAAAGTAGAAGGCGCAATGGACGGTATAAACACCCGCCTTGCCGGACTTGCCGCGCGTTTCAACCTGTTAACCGAACGCCTCGCAAGTTTAGGCGCTACAATCGTCGGCCTTTTCGACGGTACAACCAAATGGGGCGATGTTACCGCCGCTGCCGGAAAAGTCGCAGCCGACGGTTACGCCGAAGCCGCCGCCGCCGCCCGCGCCCTAAAGCAGGAAGAAATCGACCTACAACGCGCTATTGATAAAAAGATCGTACAGACGGCGATCGAAAACGCGACAATCGAAGAAAATAAGCGGATTATTTCGGACAGCAATACGCCCATACGCGAAAAAATCCGACTACTGGAAGAAAACCGCCGTATACAGGTTATGCAACTGAAGGACGAGCAACAACTCGCCGAAATCGCCCGCCGTCGCATAGAGCAAGGCCTTACACAAACCCAAATCGAAAATAAGCAGTCGAAAGAACATCAGGAAGCCTTAGCGCGCGAAATTGAACTTCAGGCAAAAATCGACGGACTGTATTACGACACCAATCAGTCGATTCGCGACCTGCGCAAAGAGCAGGCAGAACAGGCGCGCGAACGCCGCCAACAACTTGCCGAACTTACGCGCATGACCGACGAATTTCTTGCCTCAATCCGCAAATTACAGGAAGGACAACTACAAGGCTTCGCCGCCATACGCGCCCGCGAAGCCGAAGCCCTGCGCGCAATCGACGCAGAAGAAAAGGCCTTGCGCGCCGCCTACGCCGAACGCCGCCGCGTTTTCGACCTCGACGACGAACTGGCACAAAAGCGCCTATTGACACAACAAATCTTCGCCGAAGAAACGCGCAAATTCGCAGAGGCGCAACAACGCGAAGCCCGCGCCCGCGAACTGGAAGCCGAAGAATTTAACCGCGAAAGCATACAGCGCCGACTTAATGCTGTCCTTACGCTTGCGAACAAAAGCGCAGACCTGCAAGACAGCGAAATAAAGCGCCTTGCCGTCATCTCCGAAGGCTATCAGGCGCAGGCGCGTCTAGCGCAGGAACTCTTTTTAGCCGGACAATTGACCGCCGCCCAAGTCCTCGACATCAGGCGCGGCGCGGAAAAGGCGCGGCAGGCGTACGAGGATGCATTAGGCGAACAAAACCTGTCTTTCCTCGAGACCTTCAAGCAAAAGGTATTAAAGGCGCTCAACATCACCGCCGAAGAAGGCGCAGCAATCCAAAGCGCCCTCAACAACGCGCTAAAGGCGACATTCGACGTTATAGAGCAACTGAATAACGAACGCATAGCGCGCATTGACGCGCAACTTCAGGCGATCGACAAACGCATAGAAGAAGCGACGTCGCGCGTCGAAGAAGAACGCGCCCGAAGCGCCGAAGGCTACGCCAATAACCTTGCCCTTGCGGAGGAAAACCTCGCAAAGGAGCAGGAACTAAGGCGCAAAGCCCTCGAAGAACGCGCCCAACTGGAAGCCCGCGCCGCCCGTCAACAACTCGCTATCGACGCCGCGCAGCAGGCGTCCTCGGTCGTTACGTCCGTCGCCAACATTTTAGCGCGCGAAACAGCAAGCAAGGGCGCAATAGGCGCTATTATCGCCCTATCCTCAATCGCCCTAATCGCGTCCATTATGGCGCGCGCCCGCGCAATAGCGCAGCAACAACGCGAAGCGGTGCAAGGCTTTGCGACGGGCACGGAATATGTGGAAGGCGCGGGAACGACGACAAGCGACAGTATACCCGCCCGCCTGTCCAAAGGTGAGCGCGTTATTCCCGCCGACCTCAACGCGAAGTTAGGCGGTAAAAACCTCACAAACCGCCGTCTGGTCGAACTTGTCGAACTATCAAAGGAATTGCAAGGCCGTGCTAATATCGTCGAACCTACGCAAATTGTGGGCATTGTGGCGCAATTGACGGGCGCAATGCAGCAGGCGCAGGAGGCGCAAAGGCGCGAACAACTGCAAGCGATTAAAGAGGCGACGTTACAGGCAGCAGGGCGCAACGCCGCCGAAATTATCGCCTATATGAAAACCCGCCCGATCGAATACCAAACAGCAGAGGGGCGCGTTATAGCTTATATGGACGGCGGCACGTGGAAGACACAACTCATAACTAAATCAGAATAATATGCCTAAGAAGTTAGAAAGGTGCGTTGCTTCCGTTATGAAGCAAGGCGAAAAGAAGAATAATGCTTATGCGATCTGTCAGGCGTCGATAAAGAAGGCGGCGAAGGGGGCGAAGGCGAAAAAAGGGAAATACAATGGTTAAAATATATCTCGACGCCGGTCACGGCGGACTAAAAAACGGGCGTTACACGACCTCGCCCAACAAGCAATTCCGACACCCCGCCGCAAACGAATTTCACGGCGGCGGCTGGTTTTTCGAAGGCGTTTTTAATCGCGCCCTTGTCGCCGCAATCGAAAAGCGCCTAAAAGAATACAACACGCCCTGCCTTGTCGTATCGCACCCGACCGACGATATCACCCTTGCCGCCCGCGTAAAGCGCGCCAACGACGATTACCGCGCTATTCGCACCTCTACGCCCTTCGCCCTGTATGTGTCCGTTCACGCCAACGCAAGCCCTACACATACCGCGCGCGGCTGGGAAGTCTTTGCGGTCAATTCCACCGGACAAGGCGCGCGCGTGGCTACGCTTATGGGCGAAGAATACAAAAAGGCATTTATCGAACGTTTCCGGGGCGTAAAGCAGGCGAACTTCTTTGTTTTAAAACATACGGTAATGCCCGCCGTCCTTACCGAAAATTTCTTTTTCGACCAAATCGACGACGCCCGAATGATGATGCGGGAGGACGTCATTCGCAAGCTTGCAGACGTCCATGTAAACGCGATTAATAAATATATAGATACGATCGTATGAAGATTATCATTACGGCCTTTTGCGCCCTTGCGCTTACCGCTTGTGCCACAGTAAGCGCCGTCACATCGCCCATGCGCCACATGAAAGCCTGTCATTACAACTTTTTCGCGCCTAAGGCGGAGGCGAAGTATTACGACCTAATCCGGCAGGGATATTCGCATAACGCCGCGCGCGACTCGACAATCCGGTGGACGGGTATTCTTCAGTTGAACGTCAGTTATGAATTTTTGGAAGAGTGTGTCTGTCGTCCCGAAAATTGCGACAATTATTTTAATGCGCACCCGGACAACCATACGCGCAAAATATGGCGCGAATGAGTAGGCTAAAGCGCGAATACGAAAGCATTGTTTTGGGCTGTCTGTTAGGCGCGGGGGCGATTGTTGCGGGCATTATATACCTAATTGCAATTATTTTTAAGAAAGTTGGTTAAAAAGTTGCACGCTATTGTATAATGACTTATCTTTATAAGGTCATTAAAACAATAGGTCATGAAATACTTTGTACGCTTTACTAACCACATCGAACAAGACTTAACGCGCAACTGGTCATCTTGGAATTACGGACAGCGTGGCTTCACCGGCACTTACGCCGAACTGCGCGAAGCGATTGCAGAGGCGATAGACGAAGATCGCGCCTTTGAAATATCAGGCCTTGAACTTTGGGGGCGCGACGCAACCCGCGCATCATACGGCGAACTTTACCCTAATTACTGGGTAGCAATTGACGACCGCGAAGGCGCGGGCATCAGTACGGTTGAACTTGACGCCACCGACCTTGAAAGCGCTATCAGCGAAGCGCGCCGCGCCGATCTCTATTGCGACGGTAAATTTTTGGACGTCGAAAACTGGCAGCCTGTAATCGTTCACCGCGAAGCTGCGCCACAATTCGACTGCGAAATGATTATACTTGCTTGTGAATGGTAAATCATTTTTGAGTGAATCAATTAAATAATCATGGAAACAAAAATCATATCTTTTTCAGGCGGCAGGTCATCAGGCATGATGTTAAAGATCATGCAGGACAACGCCCTTATAGACAGCAATACGCACGTCATATTTGCGAATACAGGCAAGGAGCATGAAGAAACGTTAAAATTCGTTGACGAATGTTCAAAGCGCTGGAGTATTCCGGTTGTATGGCTTGAATATATTGATACCGCGCCTTTCTACAAGGTTGTAACCTTTGAAACGGCGGCGCGTAATGGCGAACCCTTTGAGGCTATTTTAAGGAAGCGCAAAAACAAATACCTACCTAATTTATTCCGTCGTCTTTGTACCGAAGATATGAAGGTCAAAACGATACACAGGTATGTAAAAAACACCTTAAAAGCTAAGCAATACCTTACGTATTTAGGCATCCGCGCAGACGAACCCAAACGCATTGCCCGGATGCGCGAACACACCGAAATGCCTTTGGTGGGCTTTAAGGTGACGAAAGCAGATGTAAAGCGCTTTTGGGAATCACAATCCTTTGATTTAATCGTTCCGGGGGGGTTTGGTAATTGCGATTTATGCTTTATGAAAAGCAATGGTTACGCCGGTAGAATTGTGCAATTGATAAGACAAGAGCCGGAGCGCGCGGATTGGTGGATAGAGCAAGAGCGAAAAACGGGCGCTACCTTCATGAAAGGCATAACCTATGAGCAACTTAAATATATAGCCCTAAGTCAAAAGGAATTTTCATTCGACGATGAACCGGAAATCGATTGCTTTTGCGGCGGTTAAAATAAAAACACTATGCACATCAAAACATCTGTAGACGCATTATTTGCGACAAAATCAGGCAATAAAAAAATTGTCATTCCCGCTATTGTTGATAAAAATGGCGACGTTTTTATCAAACAAACTGACGACATTTTAAAAACGCTTATTTTAGATCAACCAATAATCAATTGGAATGATGATGTAAGTCTTTTTACTTTACTTGTAGATGAATTTACAAATACAATCGGTAATGATTTTGTTTCATTCCCTAATGCTCTTACAGGCGCGATAAAATACCATTTACAATTCGCAAATAAAGAATTTGACAAGGTTGTAAATGTTTCTATGCAACGGCCTGCGTTATTCTTAGTAAAAAAGCAAGAATTTTTAGGTCATTGCAACGAACTTTATATAATGCGCGAAGAAGATGTTACCTACATCACAACAACCGAAAGACAGACGTTTCTACGAAAGATAGTATAATTGTTTTCATGACCCATGCAGCCCGCCGCCCTCTTACGCGCGTCGGGCTTTTTCTTTATCTTTGTAATAAAAACCATGCCCAAGTATAAAGGCGCGAAGATTGGGGCGGCGACCGCCAAAGGCAAGAAGTATAGCGCTACCCTGCCGTCGGGCAAGAAGGTGAATTTCGGCGCGTCCGGCTACCGTATAAAGCCCGGCACGCCCGCCGGCGATAGCTACTGCGCCCGAAGCGCGGGCATCGCAAACGCGAACGACCCAAACGCGCCTAACTACTGGGCGCGGCAATTGTGGTCGTGTCGGGGCGCGAAATCAGTCAGCAAGAAGCCCTTTTTCGGCAAAATACAGTTGCCATAACACAACACTATAAAAAATGAAAAAACCAAGCACCGAATTATTGCGCGATACAATCATAAAAAGCTATGGTAATATTTCGATAGTTGCCAAATCTTTCGACGTTGCGCGCACAACGGTCATGAACTGGATTAAGGAGGACGGCATCGACGATGTAGTCCAGCACGCGCGCGACGGCCTGTTAGACCTTGCGGAGAATAAAATAGCGCAGAAGATTGCAGAAGGCGACACTGCTTGTATTATCTTCTTCCTCAAAACACAAGGTAAGAAGCGCGGATATACGGAACGACAGGAAATTACAGGCGCAGACGACAAACCGCTTTTCGACGGCGTAGAGGTGACGATCAAAAAGGCTTAATGAAGCTATCCATTGAAGCGACGCCCGTCTTTGATAGGTGCTTTCATTCGTCAGGGCGTATAATAGTCCACCGCGGCGGCACGCGCTCCGGAAAGACCTATTCCGTCTGTCAACAACTAATCCTGTGGTTACTCACTGGACAAATCCGCGCGAACCAGCGCATAGACAAAGGTCGCGCGGCGGTCGTCCGTAAATACCAAACGACCCTACGCCATACCGTCGAACATGACTTCATTTCTATCTGTATGGAAATGGACGTCTATAAGCATATAGCCCACAACAAGACGAATAAGGCCTTTACCTACGCAGACCGCGAAGTTGTGTTTATAGGCGCGGACGACCAACAAAAACTCCGGGGCTTTCAATGCGACATCCTGTATTGCAATGAAGGCAACGAACTCGCCTATGACCGCGAATTTTTTCAGCTATTCATCCGAACGCGCCACCTGACGATAATCGACCTCAACCCGTCCGACCCGTATGTATGGATAAACGAACGCATAGAGCAAGAACGCGCCCGCGACTATAACGACGTCGAAGTAATCGTATCGACCTACAAGGACAACCCCTACCTTCCTGTCCTGCAACGCGCCGAAATCGAAAAGCTACAAACGTCCGACCCGTCATTGTGGCAGGTGTACGGACTGGGCGAATACGGAAAGATAGAAGGCCTTATCTATCCCGACTTCACCGTTATCGACGCCCTACCCGACGCCCTCGCCCACCGCGCGATAGGCCTTGACTTCGGTTTCGGCGCAGACCCCGCCGCCGCCGTCCTTTGCGGCGTTCAGAACAAGACCGACCTGTATATCCATGAAATCGTTTATGCGCACGGACTGACCAACGCCGACCTTAGCGCCGAACTCACCCGACATACGAACAAACAAACACCTTTATACGCGGATAGCGCAGAGCCTAAAAGCATAGAGGAATTAAGGCGCGACGGGTGGAAGATACAAGGTGCGACCAAAGGCGCAGACAGCGTAAAGCACGGCATCGACATAGTACGCCAACATCGCCTATTCGTCACCGCGCAAAGCCTTAATGTAATTCGGGAACTGCGGAAATACAAATGGGCGCAGGACAACAGCGGGCGCGACCTCGCCCGTCCGGTGGACGACTTCAACCACGCCTTAGACGCCCTTCGCTATTACGCCGTCATGACCCTTTCAACCGCCCGTCGCGCCCTCCCCAAGATGCGTTAAAGTCATCGAGCATTGACCGCAGTAACTTCGCCGTTACCGGAAGGCCGGAATAGGCGCTATAAACGCCTTTTCGTTCGGTCGCATGGGCGTAAAATTCTACTTCTTCCTTCGACGGCCTGTTGCGCCCAATCAGAACGAACCGCGCGCTATCAGGCATAACACCGCCCGGCGGCGTAAATCCTTTGTCCTGCAAGTCGCGTAATAGCGCCTTACGCCTTCCTGCCGTTTCTTTCGACAGGTCGCATTTGTAGGCGTAAATCAGTTTATTCAGGCTAAAGTCTATTACATTTTCATAGCGCGTCTTATCGCGTAAAAACGTCTTTTTGCAGGCAATGCAATATGCCCGGTCGCCGGAATGAAGTTTTGTTTTCGCGCTATCGCAGTAGTAGCAAGTTGGTGCTGTCATCGTTTCGTATTTGTGTGCAAGGTACGTAATACGCGCGTCTTCGCCAAAAATCATTTATTTTAAAAAAAGTAGGCTTAAAAGTTGCACGCTATTAATAAAGGTAGTATCTTTGAATCATTAAATAATCGCCGAAAGGCATAAAGAAAAATAGTCATGGAAAATAAGTCAAAGCTATGTTTTAAAATTTGGTCACAGCGCGTATCTGACGGCTTCTTTGTTCATTTGTACAACGAAACATACGAAAACCCCGAACAGAGCTACGATATGTGGCAGGGGCATGATGCGTCACAAGAGCGTTGTGTTTTTTTGTCAGATCAAGACGGCTCACTCTACGAGGGTCTTTGGGCTGAAAATTGGGAAACTGCAAAAAATGCGTTTCACAAAACATACCCTAACACATACGAGCATAGCGCAAATACGTTGGTTGCTCGTACTTGGGACGAAGATAATTAACGACAAACCACGCCAAAGCGCCCCCAAAAGCGCCCCACCTAAAAGCCGGGGCGCTTTTTCTTTTTTCGCGTATCTTTGTAAGAAAAACGAATGAATATAGAGCAAGCCCGCGCCCGAATCGCCGCAATTATCAACGGCGCGCGTCATCCCGAATACGACGAAGTCCTTGAAATATCACGCCTGTCAAAAATAATCCATGCCGACGAATCCGAAGACCTTAGCGAAGAACTGCGCCGCTATCGATCGACCGAAAGCGCCGAAATGCACTTACAGCGCCTTCGCGCCTACAATCCCGTCACGCGCACTTTATTGCAACCGACCTATTCCTATACCCAACACATACGCCGTTCCGATAGTAGGCGCGAAATGGTGGTACAACCGAATGCGAATGTAGCTGCCGTCGTCGGGCGCAACTTCGAGCGCTTTTACAACGACATGACTTTGGTCGACTACCTTTTTAGCGCGGTCGACTGGGCTAATAAATACGATCCGAACACATGGATAGGCTTTGAGCGCGAAAATATTGTGAACGGCGTCCAAACGCTTGTACAAGTCTATCCCGTCGAATTTTCGGGCAAGGAGGTCGTCGACTTCGCAATGACGCCCGCGGGCAACACGCGCTATATCTGCGCCCGACTGAAGTACGACGAAAAAGACCGCGACGGGCGATTGGTTGAGGTCGAATCGTATTTCTTTTACGGCGCGGGCTACATTATTCGCGCGGTAAGCAACGAAAAAGCGCCTGTACATACACAGATAGACGCCGAACTGTTTGAGGCGCGGACATTCGTCGTAAACGGACGCCCGACGCCCTTCCTGTACCGAGAAATAGAAAATGGCACTACGGAGTGCCCTTTCTTTCGTGCAGGCGCTTTTAGGCATGAGCGCCACAACGTTTGTGAGATGCTGGTACAGTCCGCCGTTCCTGTCGTGCAGGACTTGATACGCGATACCAATTTCTTATCAATCCATAAGGCGCTACACATCTTCCCCGAACGCGCTGAGTATGTCCGGCCTTGTACGGCGGTCAACGAACAAGACCAGCCGTGTATAGGTGGGTATTACAACGGTATGCGCGACGGGAAGCATTTGTGCGGCGCGTGTAATGGGACGGGGAAGCTTACCGCGCGGACGGAGCAGGAAAAGATACAACTCATTTGGGAGGACAATATGACGCCCGAATCCTTTGTGGAACTGAATAAACTGGTGCATTATTTCGACCGTCCTTTGAACGTAACCGAATTTTATGTACAGGAAATAAAGCGCCAACAGGAACTCATATTCGCGACAACCTACAACCAAAATAGCCTGATACCGTCCGGCGCGCCAAAGACGGCGACGGAGGTAAATATACAGGCGGACATGATTAACAACGTCCTTGTATCGATTGCGCGCCGAATCGAAGTAGGTTTTGAACTCGCTTACCGTATCGCCTTCCAATACTACAACGCGACGTCGGGCGCAGATGCGGCGCTATCATTCGGTAAGGACTTTAAAGTCGTTCCGCTGGATCAACTGGTAACGCTTTACGACGCGGCGAAAAACGCGGGCGTTCCGCGCATGGTCTTAAAGGCGATTGAGGCGGATATGGTCGAAAAGGCTTACCCCGACTGGCCGCAATATCGCGACGAAATAGGCGCTATCAACGAATATAAACCTTTCGACGACAAAGAACCCGCCGAAATACAGGGCATCATTCTTTCCCGCGCTTCCGACGATCCCGCGCGTATACGGTGGGAAAACTGGAGCGAAATTGTCCGCCTAATCCAGCGCGCTATCCGCCCGCGCTTTTTCCACGAACTAACGCCCGAACTGCGCGACCAGATTATAGACGCCGCCACAACGACGGTACAGGCGCAGATACGCAACGCCGATCTTATGCCCGAAATGCCTACATTCGATATTACCGACCAAATCGACAATAGCGACGATACAGATGACAACGACGAGGACAACGCATGACGGATATACAAATAATCAACCACACGAACGACGCCCTTATCGCGCGTTTTAGCGCCCAGATCGAAGGCATTGCGAAGGAACTAACGCGCCGGCTTCTATCCGCGCTAATAACGGGCATTATAGGGCTAAAGTACAAGAACGCCCGCGCGACCTTTACGATTGAGAATACGCGGGCGGCAGGGCGGACATTGCGCGTTGTGGGGCGTACGATCGCCTTAACGCGTGATGAGCTGTTGAAAGAACTTCCGCGCCACCTGGTAGAAATCTTTGTTGCGAATGAAAAGTATTTCCAAGCCCAGGACATAAACCTATCCGAACGCGCCCGACGGCAGGCGATTGCGCGAATACTTCTTCTATACGGTTACGACGAAAAGAGCAAACAAGTTGTGCCCGGATCGCAGCTAGAGCGCGTCCTCAACCTAAATCCGGTCGTTGTGGAAATCGGAAGGGCGTTAAACGCCGGATTAGGGGCGCAGGATAGCTTTGAGCAACTGCGCGACCGCGTGGTAAGAATCATAACGCCGCCCGACCGCGCAAACCTCGCAGAGCGCCTAATAACGCGGTCAACGTCGGAACTATACGCGCAATACGACCGCGAAACGAAGAATCAAATCGCCGAAATTGCGGGGGCGCAGTCGGTCGCGATATACGCGGGCACGGCGGTCGACGATACGCGCCCCTTCTGTATGGCGCGATATCAAAATTTCTATACCAAGGACGAAATACTGCGTTGGGATAATCGGCGGTGGGTAGGGAAGATACCGGGCGTTCCGGTGGTCGTGCAGTGCGGCGGGTATAATTGTCGGCATACGCTTAACTGGGTGACGCCGGAAGTTGCCGACAGGATGATGAAAAGGTACGGGAAGGTATTGAACGAATATAGGCCTGTACCGGGCGGGGCGACGTCGGGCGGTGGGGCGGTGTTGTTGACAGGTGTATAAATGGGGGCATAAAAAAAACCGGACGTTTTGGGCGTCCGGTCTTGGAAAGTGTAATCTATGGTTAGTTTTTAAAACGGGAAATGCCTATCCATCCACGCTTTTAAACGCTTATATGTGCGCCTTTCGTATTTATTAATGATGTTTGGTTTTTTGGGGTCACGCGTAACAAGGCTACCGTATGGATAATAAACCAAATAAGCCTTTTGTTGCTTAGTAGGAGGCTTCGGTGTTTCGCGCCTGTACGTCCGGTTGCCTTGTGCTGTTGTTGATATAAACCTGTATTTGGACAGGTCGGGCGTTGGGTAATAAGGAACAAATTCCTGATACGGATTTTTTACAAATTCTTTCATTGGTTTGATTATTTTTTTACGATTAATGCAACATATTCATCGTAGGTCTGAAGGCTTACGTTCCACCAGTCTGCGACGTCTTCTTCTTTGTATTTTACACCCGCTTCCGAAGCCTGCCGCCATTCACGATATCCCACATGAGCGTCCACCTTGATAGGTTCGGCGGGGTAGTAGTATTCACAGCCGTTCTGATCGACCGCGCGCATATCTTTGTTGCACGTCCAATCAGTCAAAAAATATTCTTCTTTAGTCATTGGTTTGATTTTTGAGTTGTAAATATTCTTCGCGCGTTTGCAGACTTTCGTGCCACCAGTCGGCGACGTCTTTCGGGCTGTATTGTACGCCTTGTTTGTAGTTTACATACCAATGTCCAAAGTAATCATCGGCAGTTAGGCGGGCAGGATAATAAAATACTAACCCGCACGCGTCAATCGCCCGGCTGTCGCAATTTTCATACTGCCACGGCGTTTTTAAATATTCTTCCTTAGTCATCCTATCAAAATTTAATGGTTAATTAATTCTCCTTCGCCTTCCGCGCCCGTTCCATGACCTCCGCCACCTTCGGAAACTTTTCGGCGTTTTCCAGCAAATACGCCTTAGTTGCGCCCAACGCCGCCTCCGCAAAATCGGCGTTTCGGCGCATAGCGACCAACAGCAGCCCGGACAACATCGCTGTATCGCCTTTTATTTCGACGTACAATTGCTGCCTATCTTCGTTCGCCTCTAGCAATATATGGGCATTGTTTTTCTTAGACATTCGTTAGACGTTTTTTAGACATTTTTTAGACATTGCCGGACGCCCGAAAGCGCCCGGCGTTGTTGTTTAGGACTTGACGAATTGAATGAAGCTGAAGATTTCAGGAAACCATTCCATGTGCGTGTTACTTCCGACATCGCCAACAATCAATCTGATGTAGTCAATCGCGCCCCCGTCCTGCATAAATTCGAGGTCGAGCGTTGCCGCGCCATTCACAAACCGATATTCGTGTACGTCGTCGATCGCCTTATACTGCGCCCCTTCGAGGTTAAAGATATACCCGGCGTAAGGCGTTACGACCGATACCTTACCGTCGGCGCAAGTAATCCGCACATCCGCCCATTTACCCTTGCGATCACCATTGTAATTCCAAAAGTACCGCGCGCCGGTAACATCAAAGCGCGGTAAGGCCGGAATTTCGGCGGCGACAGCAAGCGGGCGCGACGCGACGACGGGCATAGATGCGCCTTTACCGGGACAGCCGAGGCAGGGCGTTTGCGCTTGAAGCGCGAAAGAGGCGCTAAGAAGCGCGATAAAAAGAAGTACATTTTTCATGTGAAAACTATTTATTGGTTACATAATAAAATTCCGTTTCATTCCCGCGCCGAAATTGCGCGTCCACCACCTTGCCACCCCGAAACTTCACAATGAGGTAGGTCTTGCCGTTATCGGTCTGAAGAAAGGCCGCGCGTCCGTCGCCTAATGCCTCCACCGGCGCGGCGTCGAATGTAACTACTTCATCGTCGTACTTTACCGTTACGGTCTTTCCGTCGCACTCCAGCACAACCGGATAGTTACTGCGCACATTGACCTGCCCGCATGACCGGAATGACCGGGCGGACAATTCCGCGCGCCACCAACCTAAAAGTGGTTGATCGGTCGCAAGGGCGCTAACGGTCGTTTGGGTGTATGCGCCGACCGACAGCAGCAGGGCGACGGTTAACGCCTTAGCGCGTTTACCAAATACCCGCTTTTCGTTCGCGTCGGGATATTCGCCCGGATTGTCCAACCAATGCGCGAAAAGGACGGATAGCGCGGGCAGCGCCTTTCTATTGCTATGCGAAGGACGCCAAATTGTCCGCCCGTCTACGATGAAAGGCGGTTGATCGTCGGTAAGCCTGCCCAATCTAAAATACTGCACCGTATTGCGCCCTAAAGCGCGGCGGGGCAGGT